CAGCAAACTGCTTACCACCTTGCACATCGCGCTTGGGCTTGTTATAGCCACTGAACACTTCCCCAGCGACTCGGATCTTAGCCATCTCAAGTTAAATAATTACTTTCATCATACTAAACACAAACCTTAAGAAACTCTATGTGACTCGTTCACCGTGTAATTCCTAAGAGATTCCTGCTAACGTTCTGCTGTTGCGATTATTCAACACGCACATTTCGATGGAATCCGCAAAACTTCTCACTATCGCTCAGACCGCTGAGCTCCTCAACTGCTCCGCTGGCTTCGTGCGCAAGCGCATCGCTCTTACCGAGATGAACCAGCCTGGTGGTTGGCCTAAGGGCACCTTCGTGAACCTGCAGCCCAACGGCGCCAAGTCTCTCTACCGCATCAATCAGGAAGCACTTCAGAACTTCCTCAGCGGAGAAGGTCAAGCAGAAGAAGCTACAGTAGAAGAATCGGTTGAACCCTGCGCTACCGGCACCTGCTCTTTCTGATAGCTGATTATGGCCTCCTCAGACCTTACTGACCTTCTCCAAGCTGCTATGGCTCCCACGGAGGAGATTGTGACTGAGGAGGTCATCGTCACCAAAGAGGCGAGCTTAGACAACTTGATCTACAAGCTTGTTGAGTTCGCCTCATACAACTATCAGCTCAACACCCAAGCGCATCTTCTGCACCTCAACATAGAAGCACCTTTCTTCCTGGCGGTGCATAAGTTTCTTAAAAAGCAGTACCAGCAGCACATTGATGATTTTGACGTCTTAGCTGAGTTAGTGCGCAGCATGGACTACCTCATGCCTCTTTGTCAAAAAGGTTTATTAAATGCATACAAAGGATTTAATAACGTAAAAACTTATGACGCTATTCAAAGTCTTACTGTTTATGTAAAAAATTTAGAACAAGGAGGGCAAATGGCTAAAGATATAATAAATATGTCTCGTATAATAGACTGTCCTGACTGCGAGAATGAACTCGCAGAGATCGTTAATCACTTATTTAAAGCTGCATGGATGCTCAAAGCAACTCTTCGGTCTTAAAAACACCAAGACTTTGTTCTTGTTGTCAAATCTGGAAGGATATTTCTGAATTTTATAAATATCCTAAAGCTAGAAAAGAAAGAGGTGATGGTTTTATGAGACGTTGTAAAATTTGTGTACGTGAGTATAACCGTAAGCAACAAGCAAAACCAGAACAAAAAGAGAAAATATGGGTAAGCAAGTTACAGTACAGATATGGAATAACAAAAGAAGAATATTTAAATCTTCTAAAGAAACAGAAAAACAAATGCGCTATATGTGAAAAAAACTTAGAAACTGTTAATAAAGGAAAAAGTAAAACAAAACTAGCTGTAGATCATTGTCATACAACTGGAACAGTAAGGGGTTTACTTTGCGCATCTTGCAATAGCGCTATAGGCTTACTAGGTGAAGATATTGAAATTTTTAAGAAAGCTATCGAATATTTAAAACATCACTCAAAAAATTAAAATTTTTAACGCAAAAAATGAAGTTGCTGAAATCGTAGGTCACATGTTTAAATCAGCGTGGATGCTGAAGAGCACACTGCGAAATTATTAAACAAGAGCCCAACCACCGGCAAACGCTACATACAATCCACTAGGGCTGCCAGTGTCATCTGCTTTATACAATAAAGTACCACTTGGTCCTGTTCCAGTGAGTGCTCCTGTATAGATTTCAGCGCACGGAACACCAGTTGCTGTTACAACACCAGACGAAAGAATAGAACCAAGTGAACCGGATGCTAAAACAGCTCCCAAAGAACCAGACGCAACAAGAGCACTATTTGCGACAAGCGCACCCGAAGCAATTGTCACAGAAGCAATGCTCGCTGTATCAGCAAAAGCTGCCCCAACCTTCTGCCAAGCAGATCCATTCCAAACCTGCATGTAATAAGGACTACTATCTTCGACCCACAGCTCTCCTACTGAATTGCCTGCAGACCCAACTGGAGAAGAGTTAGGAGCAGTACTTCCGTAATGCGGTGGGCCTACCTTGCGGATAGAAGATGCAGAGTCTCGAAAATAGAGACCAGGATCAGCAGCGCCAAAACTAAGAGCAGCTTCACCTGCTTGCACAGTCGCAGTGTTAGGCCGATCTGAAGCGTTACCTGTGCGCTTGGTTAGGAGAATAACAGGAGTAGAAGCCATGTTTAATAAGTACCGCCGTTGATGCTAGAAGGCAAAGAAGGAGGAGGAACTACAGCACCATTTAAATAAGAACCACCGTCGTAAGTAAGTGTAGCCCCACTGATTAAAACACCATTTTCATAGTAGCCTCCATCAATGATTTGAATTGTTTCAGGAGCCGGAGGCAGAAAAGGATTATATTGATCAAGTTGAAACATCTCAAATCCACTTGCCGTGATCTGAGTGGTAGTTCCAGAAGCAAGAGTATCAAAATTAAGAGCCTTCACCATCGTGGGCATCATATCCGAATACATCATGTGTATCGGAACAGTGTTTTGAGATGGTGAGTATTTTTGCCACCAAATTAAATTTCTTTCACGGTTTTTGAAATCTGTACTTTTATCTAAAGTTCGCTGAAAATATTCACGATACCGATCGTCCATCGGTTCATCTGTCGGCTGAGAAAGCCAAGGTGCAGCAAAACTGTTATCACCAAACCTATTTTTCATATCCCAGAAGGAAGCATAAATATGCTTACACCATCTAGGTGCATAATAAAACAAATTAGGATCTGAGTAACTCGTAGAGTTATCCCTATACGAAGGTAAGTCTAGTATTCGTTTAACATAAATAAAACCAAAATCACGAGCAAAACCAGGAAAGTCTCGGGTACTCTGTCTCCGTTGTGGAGACGTTTCATAACCTGCGTCGTAAATACCTGGCTTGAGATCTTGAGGAGTTGTATAAGGATACCGACGTTTAAGGTTGTACTTGTACAAGTTAAAGTCTTCGCGAGCAAGGTAGTCAGGGCAGTTGCATCCAAACCTCATCTCAGTCGTAAAGTACTCGCCCGGCGTAGGTAAAGATACAGCTGGAGCTGCCAGAGTCTCGTTGTCAACCACGCTCCAACTGTTATCAATACTGGTAGAAATAAACAAGCTGTTGTAGATCGGAGCAAATCCAGGAGCCAAGGGAGTTGTTCCGTTACCGACACCGACAACCGTATAGTTATTGAAACTTGTTTTTTCAATACCGTTTGCATCAAAACGATCAGATAAAACTTCACCCTCAAAAAAACTAACTGGAGGACCAAAGTTGCTATTTAGTTGAACTGCGTACAAATCAGTATCAACTTGCGTTACAGATTGAATTGCGTACCCGTAATCAAGAAAGCTAAAAGAATCTCTGGGTCGGATGGCAACCATCCTCATCCCCATATCCTGATCTGTAGACGGATACATATAACAAGCACCAGGCAAGGCTGCGCCTACTCCGACAGTGCCTGAAACAAAATATCTAAAAGAATAATTTAAGCCAACATAAGCCTGCTGGGAGTACATATATAATTCATACCCTCTACGCCATCTCGTCCAAAGAGAAGCGTAATTGTAATCAAAAAGAATACTAAAGTCCTTTAAGTTAAAGTCAGGACGAAATTTAGCTTCCCACGGTTGTGGGCGTTTAAGCTGAGATGTTTTGTCAAAACTTTTAAAGCCATCAAAACCAAACGAAGATTTTTTTGGCTTGTGATTATGAAAACCGAAATTATCTGATCCTTTCTTTCTGGCCACAGATCAATAGAAGCCGCCCTGTGCCATCCAGGTTACACCTGACGCGCTTAAACTACCAGACACAGCATTAGGACCTTCGCCTAAATAACCAACACACAAGATATATCCTTTTTCAAGATAAAGACCTTCCATCTTGCCGATCTGAACTGAACGAGCAAGGTTTGTGTCTCCTACTTGAGGCACGGGAGCATTAGTAGACGGAAGTTCGATACGTTGAAGAAGACCTTCCGTAGCACCTGAAAGACCGACTTCAAACTTACCGAGCATCAGAGGAGCGGAAGTTGAAGGAGCTGCTTGGTTAGGAGCATAAACATAGATACCAAAAGCCGCTGTATACATCCCAGCGTCATCTTGATAGCTCTCGTTCGAAACAACAAAAACATCTTCAACTAAAGCTGCATCTTCAGATGGAATGTCACCCACACGGACAAGTTGAATTAGATCCGTAAAGTTTGGATTTGAAGCGTCGACCGTTGTGGTAGCGCTGGTGAATTTAGCGCCCCTTAAAAAGGGACGATCCACCATCATGGGCTGTTTGTTAGTGCTAGTACTCGCCAATGGTCAACTCCTATTTACTATAAGTTTAGTCGAGAGACAGTCGATACATGCCTAAGTCTGTTCCAAGACCAGCAGACATGTTTCGACCAAAGTCCAGATCACCTAATGTACTCTCATCAAAAGACCGAGCTGCTGATGCTTCTTTAGTTACATCAGGGACAGAAGGAATGTCTGACTCAACCTTAATCGCACTAGGTTGCATCTGCTGAGCACGCTCTAGCTCGCGAATCCTCTCCTCAAGACTACGAATTACATCTTGCTGCAGACGACCTCTTTCCTGGGAAAAAGCATTGCGAGGATCGTTAAAGTAACCAGACATGCGAGATCCTGCAAGACGACTATAAACAGGAGTTTCGCCACGAAAGGCTCGGATTGTGTCACCGACAATTCCAGCCAATCCACCCAGAGCGGTTAGCCCCTCTGCCCAACTAGTGCTTGAAGAAGGTTCAGGTGTAGTGCGTACAGGAGCTGGAGCTCCATAAGTTGCAGGAATAAAACTGGGAGCGCTTGTCTGAGCTTGGTAGCTGGGAGCAATAAAACTCCCGACGTCATCCCTCAACTGACCGTAACCCATGCTGGGGACGTTTAAAGATTCCCCGAAACCAAAAGAAGGAGTGCTTGCGCCGTAAAAACTATTTGTCATGATTAATCACCTCCTCAAAACAAAGGACGACCAGCGCCAGCGTTACGCATCAGATCCTGAGTACGCTGCAGCTGAGGCTGCTCCATAGGACGAGTAGCATCACGCAGTTCGTATGCTTGTTGGGTAACTCCATTCAAAGCATTACGAAGACGCTCTGAAGTAATAATATCAGCCGTAGCCTCAGAGTTACCCACAGCGTTTGCTTGAGTATTCGAACCCATTGGAGTCACAACTTGAGAAGTTGTAACTGATTCAGGAGACTGTTGGTTTGCAGCGGGATTAACCATCGAACGACGCTGCATCTCATAAACAAGCTCAGGATTAAGCTTGGCCCATTTATCCAGCTGCTCAGCAACTTGACTTTCAGCAAACTGTTGCGCTGCATAGTTAGCAAGTTCGTTTGCTACAGCTGGATTTTGAGCATAAGCTCGACGAGCTGCGTAGTAGTCAGCGATATTTTTATAAGAGCTAGGGTCACGTGGCTCTAAAGCACGCTCAGCAGCAGCTTGCATAGGAGCAGACTGAGCGAGGGCCGCACGCCGCTCACTAGCTCCACCGTCACCAGCAGTAACAATCGTACGACCAGGGGCTGAAGGATCAGCGGATACAGGCGTCCGTGCAGCAGCCGCCGCAACTTCAGCAGCAGATGTGTCGCCTAAAGGACGACCATTTTCATCTCGGATAAGAACTCGTGAACCAGTCGACTCACCGCCACCTTGAGTTCCTGCAGAAGTAGGAACGGATTGGTCCCCACCAAACATGCGGGCCAACATCCCAGCACCTATCGCTCCTCCGGCAAGTGCAGTACCAAAACCGGCAGGTGTTTTGAGAAAGTCAGCAACTTTACTCAAATCGCCCATTTGAACACCGCCATTTGCAGCCCTAGCTGCGGCGATAGAGCGCATAGTTTCGGGGTCCATGACCCGTACATCTACAGGAATATTGGTGAAAGATTCACCTGTATCAATGACACCGCCAGGAGAGCGAACTAACGCACCTGGTTGGCCACCGGGAACAGACATTGCGCTGCTGGTTCCGGCAGGAGGAGCTGCGATTTGCGTACCTGGAGTAGTTGTTAAAGATCCGCGAGCTGCTGCCCGCGCTTGATCAAGAGGCATCCCCTGATCTAAATAACGAATAACATCAGTGCCGCCGGGAGCAACTAAATCGTTAACAAGATTGCCTCGGGTAATACCGTAGTAATCTTCTGCCTTGGCCGCCATTTGACGGAGTGCGTTAAAGGTCCCAGGATCGCTTTGGGCAAGAGCTTGAGCTTCAGGGCTATAAGGAACAGGAGGATAAGTTACTTCTGGACCCCGAGTGGATGTAAAAGCAGGTTCAGGACTGGTTCGCGAAAAAAGATCTGTCTGACCAGGGGCTTGACGAACTCGACCCGTTGCCACTGGTGCTTCAGAAGCGCCGCGAGCGGTTCGTGTTAAAGGTACGTCACTAGACCGAACAAACGGTTTGCGACCTCCAGTAAAATTTTGAGCTGCACCTTTAGTTGTCAGCAACTCACCCTGCTTCATGGCAGGAGTACTAGTGGGAATCGGTCGAGCAGGTGGGGCAGGAGTCCTAGATTGACGAACAGATTCTGCGGCTTCACGGAGAGCTCTAGCCCGAGCAGGATCAACACCCTTCAAAAGAGGAGCAATACCTTCGCTCATACCCATTCCCCGAAGAACCATATCGAGAACAGGTAACGCGGTATCCACACCGCGACCGCCCAAACGAATAAGTTCTCCGAAACCTTCTTTTGACACAATGAGTCCTGCTATTTAGTTATAGTTTAACGCCAATTGGCGTAGAAGTATAACCTGTCAGCGCGAGATACATCTGGAGGACCAGGAATCGCCTGAATAAACTCCCCTCCACTTCGCTCAAACCGATAGCGTGCGGCCACGGGGTCCTTGTAGTTCGGCACATACAACATCTCAGCTAATCTGCCGCACTCATACATATAGTTTTCTCGCCAAACACGAGTAACTTCTCGTTTATCTTGAATCGAAATAGATCGACTGACGTCACCAAGGATAGTCTCTTGACGACTCGTGGCTCGACCAGTAGCAAGTTCTGTTAAGCGCTCAGCTTCCTCACAGCGCTCAACTTGCTGCACTATCTTGTCATAGTAAAACTCACTTGGAATACTATTACAAGCCTCTAATAATCTTGCATAGTCACCTGCAGGCACAGTAGTGATATTGTAGCCTAGATGATAAGCTACACGACTAAAGTTATAATCATCTAACTTGTAACCAAATACCTGCGCAGGGTTACGTGTAAGTTGATTAATCGCAGCATAAATTACTTCTCTTTTAGAAGCATCTGTGCTTGTTGCGTTAAACGTTACACCTTGTTGAGCCAGATAACTCTGGATCTGCTCAAGTTCGTTTTGAGAAAGCTGCGCCACTAACTTCGACCATTACGTATCTTTATTCTACGTAAACATCTCCGCTTTCAAAAACTTGATCCCAATCCACGCGCTTAATCGATTTAAGCTGATCTAGCTTTGTAAATTTTTCACCAGGGAGCGATTGACGTAGATCAACGATTTCTTTAGCGGTCTTGATGCCCACGCCTGGAAGGACCTGAGTCAGACCCTCAGGAGTCAACGTATTTAAATTGATTCGGTTGTCAGTCGGGATCTGCGGACGCACTACAGCAACTTTCCTCTTGGAACGGCGATTCCTTAACGAAGGTTCGCTCGCCTTAGAACTTTTATCTTGTGCATCTTCGATCTGATCTTTATGAGCAAAGAAAACTTTGCCAGAAGTGTTTGATCGAACCATAAAGTATTCGCCCTCATCGTGCTTGGAGAGGACCTGAACTTTAATTCCACTTGGTTTGTAAATGGTGTCAGACATAGAACAAACAGTATATGAGCAGTAGTTTAATCTAATTCTGCGTAAAATAGAGCAAGAATCAAAATTTTATTATGCCTCAGCAAAATCCAGTTAGGTTTGCTGGCGATGCGCTCAGACGAGTTGTAGGACCTTTAACCGATATTATTGGACCTGTTACAGAACTTTTAAATCCTGCAGAACCTTCCATGCTGCAAAAAGCAGTGAATGCAGGTGTTGTGGGAGGAACTGAAATGATGTTTACAGCAGGATCTAGGGGTTTAAATGCAATCCCTCAAGTCCTCGACTACAGTCGAGAATTCACTCCTAATGCACCACCGGTTGTGCGTGATACGCAAGATTGCGCAAGTTTATTTAACACTGAAAATCTGACAAGAGATATAGCCACACGGTTAGTCAGCGGTAGGCCTAGTGACTACGTCGAAAGTGGAAAAGCTAAGAGGGCTTTAGAAGCGTGCAGGAGAAACAGTCGTCGTCGGACAGAAAAATTTGGTGGAATGCCTACTTTGATTATGCCGCGCTAAACAAAAAACCCCTCCCGAAGGAGGGGCTTATGCGGTTCACCTGATTGAATTCTATCAAGCAGGCGTGGTTGAGGTATAAGCAGAGGACTCGATGAGGCCATCGGGCTGAAGAGCCACGGCTTGACGCTCAGGAGCTTCGTCGGGAACGATCCAGCAGACTTCGCAGATAGCGAGAGCCTTGTCGTTACCAGACAGCTTGTTGACTCCGGCGCGAGGATCGTAGATACCCGAACCCTGAGCCAGACCAGAAGCAGCAGCACCGCCAAGGTCGGTGGTGGTGAACAGCTTCCACTGGGTCTCTGCAGACAGAGCAGAGAGGGAGCTGGAGTCGATGATATTCACAGAAGCAGTGCTTCCGTTAGCGATCCGGCTGGAAGCGCCGGTCACAGACACACCGAACTGACCAGACACGACAGTGCCATCATCAAGCAGACCCTCGCCCACAGCGGGAACCAGGGAAAGCTGAGGAGTAGCAGAGCCACCGGCAACACCGCTGCTCACCACATCGCCGCCGTCAACGCGCAGAGAAGCACGATAAACGTAAGCGGTGGCAGGAACTTTGATGCCGTCGGTGATATCAGCCCGCACATCCTTATGGAAGTCAGGAGAGGGGATGATAACGTCAGCGTTCAGGAAGGGCTGTTCAGCAGAGTTCTGACCAGACCCGTAAGGACGGGTGTAGTAAGCCAGCTGATTGTTGGTGCCCAAAGCTTGGTAGCTCAGATCCACATAGCCGATTGCCTGTTGGGCAATCCAGCCGGGACGGAAGACCACGCCCACAGGGCCACCAACGGGCTGGTTGGTGTAGCTCGTTTGAACGCCATTGGCGTTCTCGAACTGCATGGTTTTTTCTTCGTGCCAGTAACGAAGAACGTTGGTATAGTTGCCGGGATAAATCTTGGCAACGTGGAGCTGGTTGGAATTAATAGCCATCGTTAGTTACCTCCTCAAGCGTCGAAAGAGTAGGCAACGGTCACGAAATCTGCGTTGAGCAGTTCGAAACCAGCGTACAGACTCCAGATCATCATGATGAAGCGGCTGAAGTCGTCGTTGTTGTTGAGAAGCACCTGAGCGTTGTTACCGCCGATGCCCACGCCAACAGACTGAGGACCGAAGAACATACCGATCGCAGCGTTGTAGTCAGCGGTGCTGCTAGCAATATCTGCGCTCTGGGTCTGGGAAGGCATGTTGGTGGATTCGAAGAATCGCACACCCTCAAAGACAAAGCCAGTCGGCATGATCGGCTCGCCAGCCACGAAAGTGGCTTGACCGAAGCCTTGACCCATGTACAGTGCAGCGTTGGGCTGCATTGCGGACATGAGCGGGTTGATTTGACCGTTACCGGGATAACGGGCCACCTCGCGGAAGTCGCTGTTCTGACGCAGGTGCATCAGGAAGGTGGGATCACAAACGCAACGATAGAAACCGTCCTGGTAGGTCGGGGTGTTGCGCTTACGCAGGGACTTGACCACACGCAGGAGGTCGTCCTTGACGTCGAACTTAGCTTGCTCGGCGTTGGTATAGCTCAGAGAACCAACAGACTGATCGCCGGGGAAGTAGTAACCGCCCTGGGAATCAGAAGCTTGGCCCTTAGAAACAGCCTTCAGGAGTTCGTTGATGAACACCCGATCACGCCAGCGACGGTAGTCGTCAAGCAGGGTGAGGCTGCCGATGGATTGGTGGAAAGTGGTGAGGTTACCGGTGTCCAGCAGCAGACGCTGGGCGGTAATCAGGGTCTCACGCGCAATCTTAAAGGTAGAAGGCTGGGTAGGATCGGACGGATCAGCAGGACCAGTGTACTCCTTAAGAGTCACCAGGACCTTGTCCTTCACGATGTTACGGCTGTTAGCAGTACCGATGGTCTGCTCGGCTGTGCGTTCCCGAGATTCTTTGGAGCCGGGGTTACCGAAGAAGCGGTAACGATCAAGCTGTACAGTCTGGCCGGGTTGCTTCGCCTTTAATGCTTTAGTAAGCACCGTGAGGCTCTTTATCCTCACGTAACATCAACTTAAGGGCGTTGATGAGTAGACTATATCATCACCCACAGCAAGGATTACCTTCTGTTTGGGTGCTCCGCGCTCGTGTCACCTTATCGGCTTCTACAACAAACTTGTTGCGGTCAGCCTCGCTCCATTTCGACTTTCCTCGATTGGTTCGAGTGTCGTAACGGAGGTCGAATTTGTAAGCCATGGCTTTACATCCGTAAGGCTTTAAAGCCTCTACGAATAACCGAGCTTGAGTCCCGTTGCCGCGAAGATTCCATTTGTCGGGACTCTTCGATTTCATCGGCTCCCGTGGAGTCAATGAGGCACCGGTTAAGCTTTCGATCCAATCCGACACAAACAGAGCTGTATCGTACGGGACATATAAAGCCAGCTCTACAATGCGCTCCCTGATGTAAGGTTCACCGGTCTGCGTGGACTGGCCACGCTTACGGAGATTCAGGTTGCCATCATCCATATAGAGGACAGCTAGACCTTCTAAACCGATATCACGAAGAAAAGAAGGAGTCAAAACCTTCTTCCCTTGTGGATACAGCTCCTTATACAGAGGAAGCAGCAGCTCTTGTTGATTTGACCACCACTGACAACCAGGGTGTTCCCCTGATTGATTAGTGCACATCCTTTCTTTTATAGGCTGCTTTATTCCAAAAATTCTGTTGAGGCGCCCCACTTTCCAGCGGAGATACTCAAACTGCTTTTTAGAGTGAGCGAGGTAGAGACTCGGATAAGTCACCTGGTGTCGGAGACACCCATCGCCCAAGCAAGAACCTTTCAAAAAGGAGCGGTCGCTTCGAGAGAGCATTCGAGCAGTGTTAGTCGTTGAACCTTCCAACCATTTCGGGCTGGCTTGGCTGCTGATTGGCCTCCCTTACGGGTCCGGCGTTCCAGCAATTCACGGAGTTGTTCGACCGAGCTTTCACTCGGAAGTTCCCAGACCTTAGCAGGTCAAGAAATCGTGAACAACCACAGGCTCCGCAGCCATCTCTACGATGTATGCGGGGTGGGGACGGTACAGTTCAGCACCTAAGATTTTGGGAAAGTCGTTGTCAATAAACAACGTTCACTTCCAAAAAACTACTTAATAATTCTACGCTTACTTAACAACAAAGTAACAGAAAGGTGTTGCATTCTTAGCGTTTAACCTAATCGCCGAATAATACCCCTTACCCCCTCACCAAGCACACCGTAGACAGCACCATAGTTAGAAACATACCGCGTGGATCTGCCACGATACATATTCCGAATAACAGTGCTCATCTGACCAGGAGCATCAGAGCGTACAGCTTCAGAAAACGTTTGACAGTAAACAGGTTGATGGTATTCCCACGCTGCACGAGAACCCGACGTATCGTTTGTCGGATTAGTTAAAGCAGGATAACGAGCACGCGCATATGAGTTAGCACCACCGTAACTTCCTTGTTCAGCTGTGTTATCAGCCGGAGTTTGGAATGGATCATAAGCCTGGTTGTCTGGTACCGCAGCACCGAACCATGTGTAGGGTCCAATGTCCCTCAAACCAGGCTGAGGTCCGAATGCAGTTTGAACCGTAGAGTTTGCAGTTTTAAGCAAACCTTGGCGACGATAACCATCTCGAATATTTAAAGTTCCTGAAGTATACGGATAGATATCACTGTAATCATTCCAGAAACCAGAAACAGCTGTGGGAACGGCACGCCACTCAGAAGTTAAATACCCGCTGTAATTAGGAGGTCCTGCAGTGACAATACCGAAATCTGCGCCAACATCAGCAACAGTAAAGTAAGTCTCTTGATATCCCCAGGGTGTCCGATAACCGCTAGAAATAAGCTCGTACGTGTCAGTTAAATTTAAGCTGTCTCCTGTGCGCTGAGGGCCAGACTGAATATTGTGATAAAGCTTCTTATCAAATCTCCAGTTAGTTAAAGCTGCATAAGTCATGTTTATACCTCTGATAATTTAATTTTAGAACCTATGTTGAGTAACTTAAAATATTTATAGAAAGGCAAGAGTAATGAACTCACTCGGCTCT